AGCCAGTACAACCGTTTATTCGGTTTTAGAATTTCACGCATGGCTTCAGAATTTAGCCGATGATCCAGCCGCTACAGGCAATGATTCGTTAGATATGTTATCCCCTAACCCATCACGTTTAGATGGCCCACGGGATGAATTTGTGGCTTCACGGTTAAACCTTTTAACGGAAGGATCAATAGCTTTTAACCTTGATGACGCGGCGGCGCAATTTATCAATTTTGGATCCATCAAACAGCAATTTGTTGCCTTGGTTGCCTCGGTTCAGTATTCTGGACTAAAAACCATCGGTGGTATTGTTGCGGCATCGCCCGTATATGTTGTGCAAAATGGATCAAAACTCACGACCTTTTGGTCTAACGGCCACATTCAGATATTGGTGAAGGTGCGTACAGGTGGCACCCTGATCGACTCAGGAAACGTAACTGCCTTTTCCCGCAAATGGGGACAATCGTATTCTCATTTCGACGTAAACCTTGCGGCGGGTGGTGAAAGCAATGCGGCTTTGTCAACGTCCCTTGATTCCAACATTGTGCTTTCTGAGGCCAGCGCGGCGGCCTTATCCAGCAAGGTCACGGTCACGTTTGGGGATACAAACCAAGATTTGGGCAATGGGAACGGATCAAAACTATATAAGGGCACGATTGCTTTAACCAGTTCCTGTACCCTGCAAGAGGCGTATCAGTATTTGCAATACTTAACTAGAGAAAGCAGTGCAGCCACGCTTAACAGTATCCCAGGGTGGAGGTATAGGCTTTTAAATGCAGCTTATACGGAAATTCCTGCTGCCCCTTTTGGAACATTTGCGGGTGGTACGTTTTTTGTGGCGCAGGGATGGTGGTTAACGGGTGTTTTGCCTGCGGAAAGTACCAAATACCAATTGATTGCCCACGATGGCACAACACAGGTTCCACCCACTTTAATTGGCATCACGGTGGGGAATCTTGTGGCTGGGGATCGTGTTTTGGTGGCACGTGACAATGGATCAGGGGCCTTATTAAAAGATGAATATACGCCCGTTGCGGCCAGTGCAGGGGCCACGTCATTGCAGGTGGTGGAAAGCATTAAAACCGATACCCCAGCCAGCGGCGTGATTCGCATTAAAAACCTTCGTTACACCTACACTGCCTTTAATGCGGGCACCAAAACCTTTACGGGTCTTTCGCCTGCTTTAGCCAGTAACATTGTCACGGCGGATGATGTGTTTGTGCCTTATATTGACAGGGCTGCAACGGGATCATCGGAAAGCGTGACGTTTATTTATGCCTCTAACTTTAATGCCCGCGTGGATGTACGAAATGGAAGTGGCGCATCACCGATCGTGCCTTTCTCTACCACGTTATCTGTGACCAACGCTGGAGCAAGTGTGAACGCAAGCCGAAACAGTGACGTGTAATCCATGACCTATTATGTGTCTCCGTTTACCTTTGATTTTGCCACGTCAAAAATTGATGTTGACGTGGGATCAGTGGACATTGACTGCATTTTATTTTATAGCGCGATAAAAGCAGCCCAAGCGAGCCGAGAAGGAATTTTATATGACGTTATTGCCCGAGGATCAGGACTTAGCGTGCTTGGTCCGGGGGTGCAAGTTGGTCTTACCGTCCAGTTACTGGGGTCTTGGCAACTTCGGTTCCCCTCAGGAAACTACATCGCAAGAGTCGCCGGAGGAAACCTCATCGGAGGCCCCTCAGACGATCCCATCGCCTATACCGCCGGTGTCCAAACCCTTTTAATCCAATCCGCGGCCTCCACGGTTGTGACCGAAGGTGGCTCCGTCCCCACGGCAGAACAAAACGCCGCCGCTGTTTTAACCGCTGCCCAAACCGCCCCCATTTACGCCGACGTGCGAAAGGTCAACAATTATGCCGTTGACGGTACGGGCACGCCCTCTGATCCGTGGGGGCCTGTATGACATCGGCATGGGGTGTATCGTTTGGGGCTGCGTGGGGCAACGCTTGGGGGCCTTTGGCCAGCGAGGTGACGTTTGCATTTTTCAGCGATGGCTTGCTGCTGAATCGGTGGCAGCCTTTCGATGCGGCCCCCAATCAAGCCTTTGATTATGGCCCCATCAATATCCCTTTAAAAACCTTGGCCCCATATCGTTTTGCCGAGGTCAATATCCCCATGTGGCAAAACAGGGACACAAACAGGCCCTTTGAACCCATCACAGCCAACATTGTGTTTAAAAAAACCGCAGGCATAGACCCCTTTTTCCGCGCGTTCCCCCAGATGGCGACAACAGGCGGCCCAAAAAACATAGCCTTTTCCGTCAATGGGTCTAGCAAGCCTTTAAAAAACCCCAAAACCCAACCCCTGAGGACCCTATGACCTTTCGCACCGACATCAATAATACCTTGTTTACCGAGAAATATCCCACCGAGGCCGTGATCCGCTACATCGACTGGTCCGATCGTTTGATTCTGGCCACGGGGGCATCGGATCCCATCGCCACCAGCGCGTGGGCAGGGCAGACAGGCATCACCATTGCCTCCCCCACGTTCAACGCCACCACGGGCATCGCGCAGGCTTTGTTTTCCAGCGGGACAGCAGGACAGACTTACAAAATCACCAACACCATCACCACCACGGGCGGCCAGACGTTGGTACAGGCATTTGAAGTGCGCGTGGTGCAGCCATGACAACGAACGACATTCACATCACCGTGGCCGTCTTGGAAGAACGGCTGGGCGGCATTGAAAAACATCTGGCGCGGCAAACCGAGGCTTTAGAAAAGCTGGCCGATAATGCGGTGCAGATCGCCCTGATCCAGCGGGAAACGTCTCATTTAAAAGAAACGGTGGAGGCCATTCACGACCGTTTAGAAACACACCTCACATCCCACCGGCAAACCACCATGGGGATTATGTTCGAGGTTCTGAAAGTCACGCTCGCCATCATGGGCGGTGCGCTGATGGCCAAATACGGCCTAAAATAACCAAAGAAAGGACACGACTATGAAAGACATTATTCTTGGGCTTGTTCGCCACACCGTCACCACCATGGGGGGCGTTCTGGTGACCTCTGGCTATGTTGACGAAAGCGGCGTGCAGACGCTGGCAGGGGCGGCGGCGGTGATCGTTGGCGCGGGCCTCTCGGTGCTGGACAAAAAAATCAAGGCCAAAAAATGACAAAAACCCTGCGCCCCATAAGCGAAACAGCCCTTGCTCTGGTGAAACGGTTCGAGGGCTTTTCCTCCACGCGCTACGTCTGCTCGGGGGGCAAGCTGACCATAGGCTATGGCCACGTGATCACCAAGGCCCATATCCCTGATTTTGAAAAACCCATCACCGAGCAACGGGCAAGCCAAATTTTGATGATGGATATGACCTATGCCCAGCAGGCCGTGGATCGGTTGGTTAAGGCCCCCCTGACCCAAAACCAATTTGATGCCCTCGTGTCTTTTGTGTTTAATATCGGGGAGGGGGCTTTTGCCGCCTCTACCCTGCTGCGCCTACTCAATAAACGCAGGTATGACGAGGCGGCTTTGGAATTTAACCGCTGGATTCATGCGGGCGGAAAACGCCTTGAGGGACTGATCCGACGCCGTCGGGCCGAGCGGGAGCTGTTTTTGCGGCCTTAGGGGCGAGATTATTAAAGAAAATGGATTGTGCTGCCCCTTTAACCCCCCCCGTTGGGGGGATTAAGCCTTATCCAACCTTTCCTTCAAACTTTGATTAACCCAGCCCGTTTCAGTCCTTTTCCACACGTCTTTTTTTATGATTGGGGCATCGGTGCATCCTTCCGCGGCCAGCATGGCAAAGCCCGCGATATCGTGCCAAGAATCGGCATAGTTTGGATCCCCATTGATGATCCGTGCGATTTTGTGGACGATCATGTGCAGGGCCTCTTTGTGGTGAGGGGCCAGCAGGTGCCAGTTATCGTGACCGGCCATGGTGTTTTTCAGGCTTTGGGACAGCGTGGCATTCATGCTAAAGGTGCCATAGCGTTCGCCGCGCTCTTTCAGGATTTCGGGGAGGGTTTGGGTCATATAGGTCTCTCGATTTTATACAGCAAAGACAGCAAGGTTTTGGGCACGCGACTATGAAAGGCAGCATCGTTGTGGACGTGACCTTGCGGCGTTGTGCCGCCCCAAATGGCCCTGCCTGTGTCACTGATGCCCACGATCAGGTGGTAACCGTTTTTGCGCCAGACCATCGTCAAATCCCCCGTGGGCTCGGGCACAAGATCAGGGCGCGAGATATCTTTGGGCAACATGGCCAAAAAGCGTTTGGCATACCCAATGGACCTCTCACGAATGGCATGGGCCCCGTAACCGTCCCAGTCTGGTACAAGGCAGGATGGGTCAATCATAACAAACACCTGCGGTCGCTTTTAGGTTTCTCTGAATGCAGCAGGAACAATGTGTAGATGGCACAGATAACCCACCACCCAGCCCGTGTTTCTGTGGCTCTAACGTGGCAACTTGCCTTAATTGAAAGGCCACCGCTTCCTCCACATCAAACGCAAAATTTTGAAGGTTCCCACGGTTAAGGACATATCCCCCCAAGGCAAGGTCTGGCTCCCCAAGCCGTTTTGTGATGATTTCGTCAACAATTTCGTAAAGCGTTTTCATGGTGTCTCCTATTGTTTTTTCCGGCTATCTACCACAGCCCACAAAACCCGCGCCGCAAAATCCCGAAGGTGCACACGGCTAAGGGTATACTCATACTCATCCAATTCAGGCGATCCCTCCCCAAACATCTCTGTGATGATTTCGTCGGTGATGTCATATGAAGACTTCTTTTCCTCTACCGGCGGGCTTACGGGGGCTTTAACGGGTAAAGGCGGAGTATCAATAATGGCCGCTTTTTGTTGGGCCGCGCGTTCTTTTTCCAAGGCAATCTCAACCTGTTTTCTGGCGTATTCTTCTTTGGCTAATTGTTCTTTGCGGGCTTGCTCTTCCTTTCTAAGCCGCTCCAATTCTTCCTTCTCTTTTAAGCGGTTTGTGGCCTGATCAAACGTTTCGGCCATTTTCTGTAGGGTTGTTTTTTGGACAAGCAGGGCCTGTTCCGAAAATTCATCAAAAGATACAGTTTTTAGGCTTTCTGTAACAAAGGACACCCCCCTATGCCGCCACTCTGAAATGGTCTCATAGCTGCTTAAGTCTGGGTAGGACTCCCCCCAAGATTTCATTTGGTTTAGGCGAGACTGGATCTCCTCTTTCCTAGCTTTCTCCCTCTCTTCTTTTTCGGTCAATGGCTTTCTGATTCTATCCTTTAGATCGTCAAGCGCGGTACGCACAAGCGACCTTTGGTCATCAATAATTTTCGCCTGTTTCTTTAGGTCTGCGTTTAAATCCTTCCCGAGATCGTCAATAAAGGTTTTGGAACGGGCGATTTTATAGGCCAAGGAACGGATAACCTCTTCCCCTGCCTTGGTGGAAACATCCACCCCGTTTGCCTCTGTCTCTGCTTTATCCACAACAAACGCGATAACCTTTTTGATGTTGTCACCATCAAAAATGCTGGGTCCTGTGATGGTTTCTGGGAGCATTAAGCCTGTTGCTGTAGTCGTCATGAGTCTTATCCTTTTTGTTAAAGTTTTTTCCGATGATCCAACGCCGCCGCCGCCTTGTGCAGGTGGTTGGGTGCCATGTGGCCATAGGTGCGCTCCACCATGGCGCTGGATGTATGGCCAAGGTACCGTGCCACATCAAAGACAGGCACCCCCGCCTGAACCATCCAGCTGGCGGCGGTATGACGCAGGGTGTGGGGCGTAACATGCTCTAGGCCCGCCCGCTTGCAGGCGGCCTTAAAACTGCCCTTGATATCCCCAATGGCGGTTTGGTTATCGTGGATCACGGGCCCGAAAGGTTTGCCCCGTTTCCGTGCCAACAGCAGGAACGTCCGCAACCGGCGCGTGATGGGAATGGTGGCGTGCTTTTTGTTTTCGGCCCCTGAGTCGGACTTTAGGTAAATCAGGTTGTTTTTAAAATCCACCTGCCCCCATTTCAGAGTCAGCAAGGCCGTTTTCCGTCCGCCGGTATACAGTCCCAAAAGGATAAACAGGCTCAGGTATTCCCGCGACAGGCCCTTGCGGCTGGCCCACAACAATCGAGCGGCCTCGCTGCGGGTCAAAAAGCGATCCTTGGGTTTATTCAGGGCAGGCACCCACACGGGTATATTTAGCAGCAATCGCCCCATGCGCCAATCATAATTCAGGGCGGCGCGTAAATAGGCCAATTCACAGCGGGGGGCGGCCGTGGTTTTTGTGGCGCGGGTTTTGACGTACAGGCGACAGGCCCGCTCGTTCACAATCCCCGCGGGTTTATCGGCCCACCAATCGATCAAGGGCTTTAAGGCCCCTTTTAAGGTTCTTAACCCCTTAATCGTCATATCAGGCCCCTTTTCGTCAAGATAACAGGCCAAAACGTCCCCTATATAGCGTGCATCGGGATGACTTGGGCGGTTGTCGGCGGGTTTCTGTGCAAGGAATCCTTGATAATACTCTCGTGCCGTCTCAGCGTCGCTTGTGCCCGTGCTTTGGCGGCGGCGGCTTCCCCGCTCGAACCAGACGATTTCAAAAACGTTTCGGTCTTGCCGCCACTCAAGGCGCGGTCCTGTGTTTTTTCTGGGCATGTCTTTGTTTCCTCTATATAATCGTAAATATCCTTTTGGTGAAACCGCCACCGGCTGCCAATCTGAAAGGCCCTTAACCGCCGTTTTCTGGCCAAGGTTTTGATATGGGCGGGCGTGGTTTTCAGGAACGCCGCCACCTCTTCGGGGGTACAGATTTCGGGGAGGGCTTGGCTGGTCATATCGCCATCCCCGGTAACAGTGGCTGTCCTACATGGTGGGCGTAAAGCTGCAAACAGCCCGAAACCTCCAGCATCTCCTGCCTTTTTTTAGCATCGGCCTGCGCCTCCATGATTTTCACGAGCAGGCGCAGGGCTTTGAGGTTGTAACCGTCCCCCTTGGCGTCGTTGTAAAGGGTGGCAATGTCTTCCCGAATCGCCCGCATTTCGTTTTTCAAAAACAGAACGCGGTTTGCCAAGGCCTTTAAAGGAAAATCCTCCGGCGTTTCTGCCAAAGACCGCAAGCTGGCGGTCACGGCTTTGACCTCGTCCCCCGTAAAGGTCAAGGATCCGCTGTCGTGGGATATTTTTAACGTTTCGGGTTCTAAGGTCATGCCGCCACCTCTTCCGTTGCCTCAATAACCTGCATTTGCTTTTCCAAGCTTTCCTGAAGGCCCTTAACCCCTTTTTCTTGGGATGGGGCATCGGCCATTTCAAACCAGTCGCTGGGGTGGCTCATGCCGTCTTTGATCCCGCGATAGATTTTGCGTAGCTGGACGATTTGGGCGGGGCGAATGGCCTCGATACGGCAAGCCAGACGCTTTTGGATCATGTCTTGGGTGACGCCAAATTCGCCGAATTTCTCCACCATGTTTTTGATGCTTTCGGGTGACGTATCCGCCTTGGCCCGCAAGGTTTGCTCACACTGTTTGACGGCCTCTTCCACAATGTCCCCGGGGATAACACCAAGGATGCACGATCTCAACCGTCGCGCCCCCTGATTCGCCACAAGCTCGTAAATGTCACGAGGGTCTGTGAGGCGTCTGGAACCGTTCTTTGTGTGCCGTTCGTGGCGTACCTGAAATTGCATGGTCCGGCGGGTGTTGGTCTGCACGTCCCAAGCAAACGCCTCGACAGAACTTTCCCCATCCCTTTGGTCCAGTTCACGGATTCCGTACTGCACGTTGCCCCACGATTGGGCGATGGCCTCAGCTAGGCGTATAGATGGCCCTGTGACCTCTTGCCCCCCCCGAGTGTAGGAATAAACAGCGGATTCGGCCAGAGTGGGACGGGTGCAGGCGGATAAAACGGCATCCGTGGCCGCGATGACATCCCGAGGGAATTTCTTGGCCACGATCATGGCGGATTGCGTTTCGGCAATGGCCCGTTGTTGGTCTGATTCGGCTGTGGCGGCTTGGGATAGGCGGCCTTCGTCGCGAAAGGTCGTGATAGCTTGACTCATGGTTTTTATCCTTTGTGGGTGAAATAAACTGGAATAATTTCCGCTTCGGGGTAGTGTTTTTCGGCTTCCTCTAAGGAACTAAAGGCAGGGAAAAAACTATCGCCAAAAGAAGAATCGGCCTTTACCTCGGAAATAGCGCTAGGCAATTCTGGGTTGTCCCAAGAGTACGAACAAAGTGGAACATGTAGTGTTGGCTTAATCATGGTTTCTCTCTTTCTTTGTTGGTGGTTTGTTTTTTTAGTAGCCGTAAAAACTGGTGCGCGTGTTTTAAAAACTCTCTGAACCAAATTTTTGCAGACATTTGCAGTGTGTGCTCTGGTTTTATGGGTGCATTTAGCGTTGATGCTAAATACATAGCTATTGTTGCCGCTAAAATTTTTTGCTCCGCCTTTGGGTTGTGCTCACAAAACGCGCTAACTTTGATTAAAAAATCACATCCATCTCTGGCAAGAAATTCAGCGCATTCTTTGCTTTGCAAATCCATAATTTTTCTCTCTTTTTGTTGGGGTTTACTTCACAAGGAACCGCCGCGTTTCGCGGGGCACTTTGTATTTTTCAGCCATGCCCGGGTAGTCGGCGGCAAATTGCTTTTGATCAAACACCTTGGATGTGCTGTTTTTCCAGGTCACAATGGGCTTGCTTTCCCACGTTAGCGTGGCGGCATTGCCCATTTCGGCTTTGATCTGAATCTCCAGATCCTCGGATTCCTTGGTGATGCGTTTCAATTCATCCCGCCGGACCTT